ACTAATACTATTATACGACATTACGAAGAGATTTTGTTAAATAAATGTTAATTATTTTGATCTATATATTTTGTTTTGTAATTAAATTCATCAAAACCATAAATTACTTGACTGCTACATCAAAACTTGCCGAGCTTAACCAAGCTATGCTTGGACTTAGGGTTCGACTTCCTAAATTCGGCACAGCTCAAGCACACTAGTACCGGAGCATCCTGCACTAGCCCCATCCGTCGGATATTCGCAGCAAAACTTAGCTGCGCTCTTCGACTAGCGCCATTCCTACCGTTCCTACGCTCGCCGTTATATTGCTCAAGAAGAGCGCAATATCGTCGTCGCTAACCGGGTAGTTCAGTTCTTTCCATAGAAAGATTGTTGCAAGCATTCCCTCCATAACAAAGGTCAGATACAAATCCATCCAAGGCATGCTCTTTTCGCTAGCCCCTGCATAGGCAATCAGGGTCGCCTTCTCTTGCTTTACAATCTTCTTTGTAAGTCTCGAATGCCCGTCAAAATACATCACAAGCCTAAACAGCTCTGGATTATACCTAAGCTGGTTAATCAGGTTCTCAAAGATAGGAAGTATAATCTTTGATAGTTCCTCCTGCTCAGCTGACATCTGATTCTTGCCCTCGTACTTTGCCATGTTCACATGAGACTTTGCTATACAATCGACCAATAGTCCGTTTAAGTCCTCTACTAAGTTATTTTCGATTCCGTCCATAACCTGATAGATATCGGAATAGTGATTATAGAAGGTTTTTCTATTCACATCCGCTTCCTTCGTTAACTCGATAATAGTAATATCGGAAATGTTTTTCTTGTCCATAAGTGTCATAAGCGCATCCTGAATCGCTTTCTTGGTCTTCTTAACACGTCTATCGCTATGCCTTTTGTTGTCATTCATACTCGTCACCTCTAATTCTGCATACTTTACACGTCTACGCCTATATTGGTCATTCAATTGTATATACTCATCATACTACTTATTTGTATAATAATCAACATCGTACAAATTTTCTTACACTTACTCCACATTATAATCAAAAAAGATGCTTATCTTTGACGGAAAATGCACATTTTGAAAAATTAGATTGATATTTCTGTGAATAAGGATTACGATGAAGTTAAGATAGGTAAAGCTATATTTACCGCCTTTATGCATATAGATTGATATATTTCTTTGTGAATGAGAGGTACTATTATGAAATATAATTTAGTAACAAAAAAGAATATCGCTATTGCAGTTTTTATAATTCTAGTAATAATTGCCACTGTTTGTTTTGATTATTTTCGCACCCTAAACGCAAATAATCAGCAGCTGACCAAAATGCTACAAGCAGTCGAGCAAAATCCCATAAGTTCTGAGATCAAGGACAAGGATGGCAATAACATCACAGAAGATTTCCTAAAGAGATATAAGGAAGACTTCAAAAAAGGAGACTACAGCAAGGCCATCAAAGAAATCCGCGAGAAACACTATTCTGTTGCTGCCAGCTATAGGATTATATCTTAAAATTTCCCTAAAATTTAACTGTATACAAATTTCCTATTTTACATCTTGCCCATTTTGATATATTATTTTAGTAGCTAGTAAAAAATTTAACAAAGCGTTTTATATCTAAAGGAGAATAATATGGAAAAAATAGTGGGAACGGTTGTAAGAGGATTGCGTGCGCCAATTTTTAAAGCTGGCGACGATCTTGTCCAGATGATCCCCGATTTATTAGATAGATTTTTTGAACAAGAGAACATAGAGATTGGTCATAAGGATGTAGTTGCAATAACTGAGAGCGTTGTCGCTCGTACACAGGGTAACTACGTTACAATAGACCAGGTCGCTAAGGATCTTAACCCTGACTTTGCTGGTAAGGAGCTTGGAGTAATCCTTCCTATCCTAAGCAGAAACCGCTTTGCTATAGTTCTAAGAGCCATTGCAAGCGCAGATGTAGAGAAGGTAATTCTTCAGCTTTCACTTCCATCAGACGAGGTTGGAAACCACTTAATTACACTAGACCAGCTCGACAACGCAGGTATCAACCCTTGGAGAGAGACTATCTCAGAGGCTAAGTACCGCGAGCTATTCGGATACCAGAAGCACGAGTTCACAGGAATCGACTATGTTGCATATTACAAGGAGCTCGTAGAGGACTGTGGTAAGAAGTGCGAAATCATATTCTCAAACGATCCACTAGCAATCCTAGCTCACACCAAATACGTTATCAACTGCGATATCCACACAAGAAAGCGCACCAAGAACCTTCTTCTAAAGAATGGTGCTGAATGTGTACGCAGTCTCGACGATATCATGAATGCACCGATAGACGGCTCAGGCTATAACGAAAAGTACGGCCTTCTTGGTTCAAACAAGTCAACTGAAGACCAGATCAAACTCTTCCCTCGCGAATGTTCCCCTTTAGTTGAGGCAATTCAGGCTGAGGTCAAGAAGCGCACAGGCAAAACCGTTGAGGTTATGGTTTACGGAGACGGAGCTTTCAAGGATCCAGTCGGAAAGATTTGGGAACTTGCTGACCCAGTCGTATCACCTGGCTACACAAGCGGACTTGAGGGAACACCAAACGAGCTAAAGCTCAAATACCTCGCAGACAATGATTTCAAGGATTTGTGTGGCGACGAGCTCAAGGAAGCTATCAAAGAAGCTATTAAATCCAAGTCAGACAACCTAGTAGGCCAGATGGCAACTCAGGGTACAACCCCAAGACAGCTAACAGACCTTCTCGGAAGCCTCTGCGACCTGACATCAGGCTCAGGCGACAAGGGAACTCCAGTAGTCTACATTCAGGGCTACTTCGACAACTATACAAACTAATATTTAGACTGGTACGCCATATCTAAGCTAATGAGAGCTTGTGACGTCACCAGCTCTCATTAAAAGACATTTAGGGCGACCCGGCAAGCTTAGCATCTATATTGCTAGCAGGCTACTGGGTCGCTTTTTATTTTTCTTTGTTATAGTTTTTCCTTGAACTCACCCTATCAACCCTGGGCACCCTGATTAAGAGTCAGGTGCACCGCTACTTGCCAGGCTTATAAAGATTCTGCTTTACAAAGCCCCTAATTTTTAATATAATACTTTAGGTAAGCATTATTACTTACATGCGCCATTAGCTCAATTGGATAGAGTGCCTGACTACGAATCAGTAGGTTGGGGGTTCGAGCCCCTCATGGCGCACCATAAGACAAAAGCCTTGAAAATACTGTGTTTTACAGTCATTCAAGGTTTTTTCTTTGCCTAAAATCGGAACTTGTCTACGCAAATTTTATGTCAAAACTGAACCTTTTTGAAACTTTTGGTGAGGTACAAAGTGAGGTACAAAAAATAAAAAAAAGAGGGCAAATGCCCTCTTGATTTAACCACTATACCACAAGCTCACAAGCAAGCCCAACAGCATATGCTCTCTTCACTCCATGAGATGTAATATATGCCCTTGCTTCAGCTGTATTATTTTCTCCTATAAGAAGAATAGGCATTTCACCTATGTTGCTTGAAACGATTGCGTCGGCCCATGAAGCAACTACAATAGCCTCTTCAGCTGATGGGAAAAAACGCTCTGCAATTTTTCTCGACGTTTCAAAACGATCTGCCCCCTTGACTCTCTCGACGCTACCAATCTCAGCAAGCTGCTTTTCCACAGTGGCATTGACCACGCCTGTATCTCCTACAATTATAAAGTGTAAGTCATTGTGTTTTTTAAGCTCTACAATCTGATTTGCTTTTACGAACTCGGAGACTATAAGCACTGGAATATTTGCTGTAAGCGTGGATACACCATCAGCCCAATCGCTACCATTGGTGACAATGATTGATTTTGTCTTTGAAAAACACTCTTTCAGAACTTCTAGATTTGTATCGTATCTAGTATCTCCCTTTATTACTTTTGCTCCACCCTTGTTTACTATATCGCCACCAACAATATACGTTTCGAACCCATAAGATAACTCAGGATGATCTAGCACTATGTTCGCCTTATTTGCTTTTGCGAAAAATGCTGCGCTTATTCCGTCAGGGAAGTTTTTGCCTGAAACAATCACCTTGTTTGCTTTTGCAAACTCCTTGTCTATGATATCGGATGTTGCATATCTGTCATCTCCTGCGTATTTGACAACCTCTGCACCAATATCGACTTGCTTAGGTTTTGGTGTAATAACTTGCGTTGCTTTTTCGCCCTGCTTCCTCGCATACGCATACCATGTATCTGCATCACCATAAAACACATCAAGATCAAGTCTTTTGTTGTATCCACTTAGATATCCATGCGATGTGTACTGATACATTGCAACAACGCTCCAATATGGCACATATGGTGCAGCCTTTTCGAGATATCCTGTTGCATTATTGTTATCATACTGAGCCACCCACAATCCATAGTCTGCATTAGCTATAGCGCTACAATCGTGGCTCTCAATGAAGCTTAAATAACTGTAAAACAGGGGTTTTACACCTATAAGTCTATAAACTGCATCGAGCCAAGCTTTTGCCCATTCTGCGCCTAAATACACATCCTGCTCGAAGTCTAACACTGGAATAACCGTGCCATCGAAGTATGCACCACAGTTATCTACAAACCACTGTGCTTCTTCTTCAGGAGTTCCGCCAAAACCAACCTCACGAGCAAAGTGGTATACTCCGATTAGCTTCCCTGCAGCCTTTGCTTGTTGCACAAAGCCGTCACATTCTGCCGATACATATCCGGCACCGCCTGTTCCTTTGATTATTACAAAATCTGCGGGTACACTTGCTAGCTGTATACCCTCTTGCCATCCTGAAATATCAATTCCGTGCAACATATTAGCCCTCCAAGTCCTTGAAGTCCTTGACTTCCTCGGTATTTTCTAATTTTAAAATTTGCTTAAATATCTGATGTAGTCCTGTTGACGCAAGTCCACTGATCATGCCACTAGCGATTGCAACAAGAGTTATCGCCTGTGCGTTGATACAGCCTAGCACTGCTCCCAATATCGTGACTGTTAGTGGTATGTACTTGTTGTCGGCTGGTAAGAATTTCTTCATTAGATAGCCTACAACCAAACAAACTGCGATAACTAGTGGGATGTAAAGATTTGTTAAAAATTCAAGATTCATAATTTACCTCCTTGAATAAAATAAAAAGGTGGAGTTATTTCCACCTTTACTTAACTAAAATGTTTTGAATAACTAGCGTCATTCCTGAGCCTATTAACACGGATATGATAGCTTGGACAACTGCATTCCATCTCATCTTTGGTACTTGCTCAAGTGCGTTTATTCTTTCGCCCTGCTCGTTGAGTTCCTCGTGGTGCATATCCATTTTTTGTATCATAAGCTCTATGTTCGTGTTGATTTTCTGTATTTCCCTTGTCATGTCCTCAACAATCGTCAATCGCGTATTCATTCTTTTGATTTCATCATCGTGACATTGTATCTTGATGTCAATGGTATTCTTGCGTTCTAGCCACTCTTCCCTTGTCAGTTCTCCCATATGCTCCTCCTATTTCCACTTGCCAATCGCGTAGATTTGCAAGTTTAAAATGTCTGCAGATGCGGAGCTCTGACTAGCCGCTACCGTCAACATCGTTGTATTTTGCGTATTGATTGTTTGAGCGGCAAACGAATATCCGTTGCCAATCTGTACTGACGCCATTACCGTTGGCTTTGCAATAAATCGACAAGACGATGGGAATGTAAACGTTTTTCTGTTAAAAATCATGTTATTCCAGGCTCCAGCAGTCCATCCTGATCTAGAGTCCGAATCGGCTGTCTTAATAAGCTCTAATCTCCCCCTCTTCCATTTCACGAACTGCCATCCATCGACTTCGCCCTGTTCGATGACATAATCTTGAGCTCTTCCACCTCCGTTATACAGCTCATTGATTGCATCTGCGAGATTTCTTGCGCTGGTTTTTAACATGCTTGCGTTACCCATGTCGTCTCTAACTCGCTTTATCTGGTCTGCGTACTTTTCATCTGTGACTTTAATTTCTTGCTTGAGATCCTGGGCAAGTGTGCCGGATAGTGCTGAGTTAACTGTACCAAAACTATCTCTTAGCTGGAGCCATAGATTGTCAAATAGTCCGCGATACTCTACAGCTGGAACTACCCAACCACAAAGATTCGAGTCCATCCTTGTGTCAGATATGTTGACAGCTTCGATTGAGGTTGTACGCGCTGGGATGTAGACATCAGCTATTGCGAGTTCGTAGTAGTTTGACTCACGGATGAGATCCTGGGCAACTGGATTCGTTGCTGCGACACCCTCTTTGAGGTAGATGTCAATGTCTCGCCTATCCTCTGCAGTATCAAATCTTAAAACGATTCTATCGATACGAGGCAGGCTCGATGCTGGAGACAATGTGATTTGTCTGTTATTGCTCTCCTTAAAGACTGCACCCTCGATGATTGCGCCTCCTGGTTTTACATTGACGGTCATTCCTCCGTGTGCCGTGACCATTAGCCCATCGATTGGATTAATAAACACACCGTTTCCCCAGCACATCTTGTTGAAATCTCTTTCATCCTGGGCTGTGATTGCTCTGTCCCATTCATTTCCGATTATACTTTTTGATTCAAATGGAAAACTCTTTGCCATACTATACATCCACCTTTCTATATGTTTGCCTGTTTGGAGTTCCAAAGACAAGCTCGACTTTTACTGTATTTTTAGACTGAACCTCTCTAACCTCAACGAGCCTCGAGGTAAATTCTTTTTGTATTGAGTCAATATTTATAGTGCAAATATCGCCTAAATCGTAGTCTTTGAGGTAGTAAAAACGATGCTGCAATACATCTACCGAGATAGTCTCTTGCTTGTAATTATTTAACATCTCAAGCTTTGCAGCATCTCGCATTTTTGACCTTATAAGCGCCTCATTTTCGCTCTTGATTTCGACTCCGCTGATGTTGGCATTAAAAACTTTGAGTGGCACACAGTGACCGAGATTGCTTGGCATGTTACCATCAAATTGTACATATTCATGTATTGCTCTGACCTTTTTGCCATCCTTCCAAAAGACGTGTACCTCGTTTGACGTCTTAAAATCGTCGGGTATCTCCTGGCTCGCTAAAAAGCCACTGTATATCCCGCTTTCGTCGCATGCGTATTCGCACTTGGAGATATTCCCCCAAGCTTCGCCAAAGAACACATCATCGCGCAAATCACGTCCCTTTTGAATGTGCAACTCAATGCCTAGAAGTGGTTTGCCTGGTTCTTCCTTTGCCGAGAAAATCGGTCTGCAAATTAGTGTATACCCTGCAGACTTTAAAGCTTTTCGCATAGCAGAGCCTGTACTTTCACCAAGTTCTGCACTTATAGACAGTTCGATTGGTACGTCACTATCTGTGCTTAGTTTTGCACTGTTTACCGTTCCCCCTCCAGGCTGAGCGTACTTGTCACTCACAGTTTCAAGTAACCATTGTTTTAATTGCGTTTCAACTTCTGCCTTACTCTTAAATGTCATTGTCGAAATCGGTATCGTATAAGCGCTCCAATCAAGTACTTTGTCGATAAAAAAGCCTGACAAAGTGACAAATTCACCGTTATTTTTCTCCTCATAAACAACCTTTTGAACCATCGCAGTTTCAGGGCGCCCAATACATTGGATGTACTTGACATCTGAGTCATAGTCCTTTGCTGCCATGTATAGCACAAATGACCCGCACTCAAAATATTTCCTACTCCATTGCAATTCGACGAAATCAATCATCTTGACCTCTTCGCCGAATTTGTTTAGACACTTAATCATTTACACACCTCCGTATCTTCCTACGAAGCTTACTTCTGCAGTAAATGCCGTATTGCCATCTTTTGATATTTTGATTTGATTGTCACCATAGCCAAGTACCATCTGCATGAGGTCTCTAGCGTCAAAATCGCTGTATGGCACGTCTTTACCGTTCTTTTTGACCATTCGCTTGTCGCAGTCAATAACGAGGACATCAGACGCATTTAATACCGTTTTCACGCTAGTCTTAAGGTCGCCCATCTCGATATCGATGCCAGGGACATAGCCTGTTGATTTTATTGTGATAACGATTGGAGCCGGTTCGCTTCCGAGGTAATTGATTACCTTTGTATCCGTTTTAGTTATCTCGCCAAAAGCAAGCTTGCCACCTCCTGGCGCATAATATCTTGTCCAGTGCCACATAGGATTTACTGCACTAAAAGCAGTCGTATCCTTGCTGTCGCCAAATAGATCAGCATGAGGTGACTGAAATAAGAGTTCAAGATTAGGCTTTCGATAGACATTCCTTGAAGGATAGCTTGCCGCCTTGAGAACACAGTCTTTAGCTATCTTTGTGACTCCAGCATATGTGATATACAAATCATACTTATGATTAGCATTGTGGAATCCGATAACCTCAGCTCTTAAACTATCATTAGAGCCGTTAATTCTTGCCGACAACGTAATCTGTCGCCCATGCTTTCTTATGCCGGTGATAATGTCACCGTGGCCAAACCCTCTCGCCTCTGAAAATACTTCAATTTCAGGAAAGTCAACGCCTTCAAGTGTCAACATTTTCCAATCATTTTTGTTATAACTAAATCGGAGACCATCACTTCTGACGGCCTCCACATTTACCATTTTGCTCATATCGCACCTGCCAATCCGAATTTTACTGCTTCACTTCTCAGTACTCTTGCATGTTCGCCTGGAGTCTCAACAGGCTGATTGATATTAATTGTCTGCATTACGGTTGTCTCGCCTACACCAAATCCATTACGTGATATCTGATTATATCTTGCCCCTGGAGGTAGCGTTATTGCATCTCGTTTTAGCCTTGAACCATTGTAGCCACCGTTTACAGTTAAGTCAGCCTCAACTCCTTGCATATCGCTTGCGAAACGATCTTTTATACTGCTCGTAAAGTCTGATACGACACCAAGTGCATACGCGGTCTTTCTTGTGATACCATTAGCAATGCCGTAAATCAGATTGTTACCAATGTCCTTTTCTCCCCAACGCGATGGTGATTTGATACCAAAGAAGGATTTTATCTTACTCTTAACCCTGCCAAAAAACCCACCAATCATATCCATTAGCCAGCCAAACTTGTCGTGAATTCCGTTCCAAAAACCTCTGATTATCTGACCACCTATAGACACAAATTTGCTAGGCAAACTCTTGATACCATTAACTATACTGCTCACAAAATCAGCTATTCCGCTAACTGCTCGGCTAACTAAATCGCCAATCCACGCAGCAATCTTTGCGATCACCTGCGCTAGATAAATTACTATTCGGATTGGAAGAGTTTCCCACCAAATCCAAAAGTCAATCGCTTTTGATACAAATGCTTTGATGCCGTTCGGCAATGTTTCCGTAAAAAATGTTACAATCCCATCAACGACTGCACCAACAAAGTTCTTGATATGGGTCCATATTCCTATGAAAAAGTTACGGAATCCGTCTGACGTTTTCCATAGGTAAATAAAACCACCAACGAGCGCTGCAATAGCCATTATGAGAACCATAATAGGATTTGCAAACAAAACTGCATTTAACAGTACCTGAGCGGCAGTAACAATTGTAACGACTGTTTTATACGCAATAAAAGCAGAAGCAACCATCACGATTAAGACCTTAAATTTATCAAAGTTCTTAATAAGCCCTTTTAAGATTGATGTCAACGGCTTAATTATTGGGACCGCGTTACCCAGTTTACTCAGTCCTTTTATAATCGCTGGTACAAGGCTTTTTGAAAATGCCTTGCCTAGACTCTTAGCCACAACCTTTATCCTTGGAATTAAGTTACTTAAGAATATCGCAATTGAGTCAGCAAAGGCTTGCATAGACTTATCGACATCCCCTCCACCAGCAATGGCAGTAAGCAGATTTTCCCACGAGGCTTTCATCTGATTTGCACTACCTTCTAGAGTAGAGTTTGCTTCTTTTGCTGTTGTTCCAGCTATCCCCATGTGAGATTGCATTACACTTAGTGCATTGACGATATTGCCAAAACTCATACTGTTTTCGTCGACAGTAATTCCGAGTTTTTTCTGCTCATCTTTCATCTTAGATGCATCCTTTATAAGGCGCTGCATCTCCTCTTTAGTACCACCATAACCGAGCTTGAGATTATCTAACATAGTATAGTTTTGCTTAGCAAAGCCCTGATACGCCATCTGTATAGACTCTATCGATGTGCCCATCTTGTTGGCATTATCTGACATGTCAATCACGGCCCTGTTCGCGTATTCTGCCGACTTCTTTGTGTCGCCATCAAGCGATTGCAATAGTGATGCACTGAAGCTTGTTACTGTCTCCATGTACTTGTTAGCGCTCATTCCAGCAGTCTTGTATGCGTTGCTTGCGTATTCCATTATTTCTTTGCTATTATTTTTGTACAAAGTCTCTACACCGCCTGCAAGCTGTTCGTATTGCGCAAATGACTTTATAGCCAAAGTTCCAAGCCCTACTGCGGTCGTTACGAGTGCAGCACCTATCATCGCTGCACCTCTACTCACGCTCCCAGAAAGACTGTCAACGCCCCTATCTACACCTGTCGTATCAAGCAGGGTTTTTATCTCTAAAACATTTTCATTCATTTACTATCCCCACTCTTCGTCAAACTTGCGATACTGTTCTTCTTCCTCTTCCGTAAGTACTGTTGGAAGCTCCCATGCGTTTCGTTGCTCCCTAAACTCTTTATCGGTTGACGCTCTAAAACCTATTACCTGTCCGAGCAATGTCTTATCAGTGATGCCTTTTAGCAGTGCCTTGAATTTGTGCCAGTGCATGTCAATTTCCATGATGTCAATTCCATATTGTTGCAAAAATGCACTATAAATTAGTTCTGCATCAATATCAAAATCTAGTGTATCTACACCTGGATCACTCTGTTTTGGAACAGGACAAGGATTCGTATAAAACTCTACAAGTGCCAAGAATATATCGTTAGGCACTCCCCAGCCTCCTTCAGTCTGAACACAAGGCGAATTGCCCTTAAATAAAGGTCTGAAATCAGTACATTTATGGAAGTTTAGCCAGTATCTATAGTCTGTGTTTAAAAAAAAACGCCTCCCACGAACCTCAATCGAGTCGGGGAGACGATTTGTTAAAGTTAGCATTATTTAAGCTTCGCAATCTTATCCACGCTCTGCGCTACATCGTTAATTACATCAAGCGCAGGTGAATTTAATTGCTCAGCCTCTCTTTGTCTCTGATGCTCACGGACTCTCTGCAGATAAGCATCAACGATGGAGTTATAGCAGATTGTTAGGGTCTGCAAATCAACATCGTCTACCTTTTTTGCGTCAAGAACTACTGCTGCGTTATCCTTGCCTAAAAGCTCTGAGCATAGATCAAACTGCTTGCGATAGCACTCTACACCCTTATTAGCGACGCTCAAATTCCCAATCTCGTCCATTTTTTTCTGCACCGCTAGGGTTTTCTTAGGGAGAACGTATTCCGCTCCGTCCCATACTAAAATATCTGCCATATTATTACTCCTTTATTACTTATGCTTTAGTAAACGTTGGAACGCCAGCCTGAAGCTTTGCTGTTCCCTTTTCGACTGTGCCGCCAAATGGCAAGTCAAATGTAATCGTGCCTTCGACTGCATTCATCGAGTCAATGCTTAGCGTTGCTTCTGTAAGCCATGCTTTGTTGGCACCGTTTGGTGTGTCATCAAAAATAAACACAATCATAGCCTCGACCTTTGCGTCGGCTCCAGTTGCTAGTCCGTAGAACTTCTCCCAGATGAAATCAAAGTCCGGCTCGCCCTTATACATTGTAAGTGGCATGCCATCAACTCCAGGCTTGTAACCTTCAAGCTCTGTTGTTGGCGATTCATCTGAGATGTAGTCATAATCCTGCTTCTGTGGATCAAGCTTAATCTCGAGTTTTGTAGCCTTCTTGATTCTGGTCCACTTCTTTGTTTCCTTTGTGCCTGTGTTGATAAACAGTGCGATCATGTGCTTTTTAATGCGCTTAACCTGTTCTGCCATTTTACCTTTCCTTCCTGTAGGTCACCCCTACACTAATCTGATAGACAGCTTGTTCGCCATCTGTTTCTTGCATATAAAACGAATTAACGACTGAGATATCTTCGATTTTATGTCCTTGCGGATAATTCGATTTGTAATTCTGTTCCGCAATCCATTGCTCGAATTGTTCTAAGAACTCTTGATTGGATACCCTATCGCGTTCTTCCTGAGCCTCTTGCCTAGCAACTATATAGAAATAATCAGTACACAATGTACTGCCATCTATATAGTCGACTGTTTCGTTTGTCGGTTGCTTGTATATGCCCAAGCTTTCTGCCTCAGCTCTTAATCTGTCTGTGTCAAAATCATCGCAGAGAGCAAGACCGGGACACTCTTTCATCCATATTTTGATTGATTCTGATAATGTCACTTAATCACTCCCTTTCGCCATGATTTGCTTTGCGCCACGTGCTATAGCAGCAGCACCGCCTTCTCTTTTCATGCGCTCAAACCAATAATTTCCCCTTTTAGGCGCGCCTTGAAAATTAGCTGGCATATAATACCATCTGCGTGCGTAAGGTGTCGTATACCTTACAGTGCCACTACCTATGACAGTACTAATCTGTCCGCTTTTAATGAGATCTCCATCATTTTTTGGAATGTAAGGCACGCAACGTCTTAGCACCTCTGAATCGATGAACATCTGCACCTTTCCTTGCTTTTCAATAGCAAATCGGCGCTTTATGTCATCATTGCTTTGTAGCTTTAATTTCAAGCTTACATGCTTCATTACGCACCTATCACTTTCCAGTTCTTCAAATGATCTCGATTTGTATTGTCTGCTAAAGATTTCAGAGTAACCACATCCGAATAATCTCGTTTGAGGTCTTTAAACCTATAGCTATCTCCTATTTCCTTGTCGCACTCTCCCAAGACGGCTACGCTTAAGTTTGACGCGGTTTCGATTGTCCAATGACTCAATCTGTCACTGGATAATAAAAACTCTTTATACGGCAAATAAAAGGCTCTATATGGGATAGTGATTGATACGGTATCAACAATGTTCAGCTTTCCGTCTGTATTAACGGTTTGAACCCTCTTTCGCTTCCACATTACCCCTTTTAGGACTGCTCTATGCCATTTTTCAACGCCATTATCCTTGTAGTAGCTATAAATTGTGATTGTGTCCGTGAAAATCATTATATACACCCCATTAATCCTGTCCCGGATAGAATCTCGAAGACAGCACTTTTAAGCTCCGCCTTGCGGTCCTCGGCAGATGCGTATGTTTCGGAGTATCCGTCATTTGATACCGAAATAACGCCCTCAGTACCGCCTTGACTTGCTAGCGAGTGGATTGTATGGACTATTGCTGATACTGTTTGGCTGTAACGGAAGTCATCCTCCGTTACAACCTTATCAATTCTTCTTGCAGTCCAGCCACGCAGCAAGATTGCTGCTCTCTCATATAGCATTGCATACTCTTCTTCGCTCTGTACATCCGCATAGATGCTTTGATACTCCGCTAACGATACGCTCAGCATGATTACTTGCTACCTTTCTCTTCTACTGCCTCAGGCTCCACATCTTCTGTAACGATAATTTCATCACTATCGTTAAATTCCAATCCTACTATTCTGCCCATCGTCTACCTCCTATTATTTACAAGCTCCAGCTATTCCGTTAGCCTTGTTGGCGTAAACGTCTGCGATACCAATTTCTCTGAAGTTGAACTGCCATCCATCTGCATCCTTGTTATCCTCTGGAGCGATTGCCTTGTTAACATTTCTCTTCTGATACTGGATAACAGCGGAAGGCTCAACGATCAAGAAGTCTAGCGCCTTACCAGTTGCTGCCTTCTTGTATCCGCCCTTCTCCTGGCCACCAGTCTTGCCATCATTCATCTCGATTGCGGTGAAGAATCTGCTAGCTGGCACCTTCTGAACGAGTGCGAACTGTTCTAGAATCTCCTTTGACTTAGTTGTGTCTAGGTCTCTGATCATTCCGTGAACAGTTGGAGATACGAATAGGATTCTTCCGTCCTCTGGTACCTCGTTGTCGGTCATTGTATCGTATGCCTTTGCAATAGCCTTAATTGCGGACGCGCCATCTGTGATTGTGCTTGTTGCAATATTTGCACCAGCCTTCTTGCAGTAGTTCGCAAACCTAAAAGCATCAAGCTCTGGGATTACTTTTGTTCTCTCGAACTCTGCCGATAGCCTTCCGAATGCTACTCCAGCAGTAGAAGCGTCATCGTCTGCATCTACGAGGAACTTACGACCTCTGTCGAAGTTACACTTTACAGTCTCGTTAGTGAGCTCTACGCTTCCCATAGTGTATCCTGCAGAACGGTCATAATCTGCAAGCCCATCCATGTCAATCTTTGGAATAACAAGCTCATCTGCATTTGCGCCCTGCTGTGCTAGTTCTGGAGCACCGTCGAGCACTGCAGTAACTGATGATGTCTTATACACCTCATCTAGAAGGTCAACGTACATTTTGAATTTTGAAATCTGATTTGCCATTTTAATTTTCCTTTCCCTTTGTTGAGAGACCCATCACAGCCCTTGCTGTGGCTAGAGCCTCGTCAGTACCACCTACTCCGCCACTTGCGTTACCAGAAGTGCTTACCTTCGCCCCTGTTGGATTCGCATTTGATCCAAATAGAAATGATGTGTCCTCGGCTTCCTTTAGCGCATTGATTGCCGCTTCGATGTCGCTTGAACGATCCTTGCTTGCCCTCAGCTCGTCGAGTTTGAGCTCTGCTCTTATACTTGCAGTCCTTCGACCACCTGCCTTTGTGATGGCATCATCTAACAGCTTGTCAAACTCTGCACCTTCCAGCTTATTCTGCATGTCCTCGATGGCTTTCTTATGTGCAGCATCTTTCTGCTCGGATGCACTTTTAAGCTCTTCGATTTGCTTCTGCATTGCTTCCTTGTCTCCCACTGAGGCCTTTAGTCCCTCAATTGACTTCGTCTGCTCGTCAAAATCAGCCTTAACCTTATCGTACTGGTCTGCTTTGTCCTTTACAGGATCTAGTTCTGCGTGGTGTGCATTGAGTATCTTTGTGATAACCTCATCGTCTGTGATACCAAATTGCTTTAGTGAGTCTCTTGTAAATGCCATTGTAATAGTTTCCTTTCTGTTTTACGTCCTGCGAGTGCTTACGCTTGGACTACCGTTCTTGTCCTGTTTTACGTCGGATGAACAAACGACAATAAAAAAAACATCGCTTGCTTGCGATGTTTAATAACATATTTGGTTATAAAAAGACGCGGAGCCCGAAGTACATCCGCGTACGTTCTGAGTTATATTGTTTTAATGCTCTTCACTTCATCGATAGGAACTGCTATATATGCCCCCTCAATAAATAGTTCAAGCTCATCTTTTCCTGACTCTGTATCATAATCAGGAGCAATTGAATCAAGTTCGCCAATGACGTCCCTTCCATCGGTGAGCATGACTAAAACCTTTTTATCAATATATTTTTTAAAATCTTTTATTATCATATCGTATACCTTTGTTTCTTGTTCATATAATCAGGCACTATATGAACACCCTTTTTTGAATAGTGAATCTTAAACACGCTTGTTTCTTGAGTTTCTCCATTAAGGTTATTTATGACAACACCTATTTCTTCATCGTTTGTGACAATTATTTCAGTATGAGTCCAATTGCCGTGACTGTCGTAAATATTTATTCCTTTCCCTGCATATTCCGTTACAAGCTCAGATATTTTATGCTGTGGGATTGTCAAATATGAAGGAGGATATTCTTTTGTCTCTGATAAGTTTTTATACGAATTTGTACCTACTACATGCTTATTTTGTGCCGGAGCAATCTTCGTCAACTCATAATTTGACAAATCTTCTTTTTTGCTTAAGTGGATAATACTTCTTTTCGATTCGATTATATCATTTTTAGGCTTTGATATCAAGGGCTTTATATACTCAAAATCTCTCTTATAACCCTTAACATAAAGCCTGTTAAGGTTCTGCTTGAGTCCCGCCTTTTCACAAAATCGAGCATATTGCTGTTCTTTTGCTGTAATGGCAGCAGTCATATTCTGTCCGCCTAGATATTGTCTTTTAAACTCCCTAAGTTCCCTTTCAAGTCTGCGCTGGTATTGTGTTGCTTGGTAGTACGTATATGTTTTGCCATCAACCTTAACCGGAGCCGGTTCCTTTTCGAGCGGTGTTGGGTCAGAAATACCGGCAATAAACGGATAAAACGTATGCTTGCAGTTATATCCGCAAAGTCCAGATGGATCGTGCGGATAACCAGTCACTGCTTCCAGGCTTAAAATCTTATAGCCTAGTCGCTTACTTTCTTTCGGATGAGCCTTTCCGCTTATACTGTAAACTTTGCCCTGCCATCCTGCGTGATTTGCGTGACCGTCTCCGTCTCGTGCTCCACCGTGTGAGGAAACCTCAACTAAATCCGTTCCAAGCTGTTCTGCGTTGCTCATCGATATATCTGCTGCCATTTGATTTAAAGTCGTTCTGACCGCTAAATGTGCAGCCACATCTATACCTCTAGTTATCCCTGACGCATAGTTTACATACCTTAGTCCGCTTTTTTCAAGCTCCGAAACGACTTGCTCGACCGCTTGCTCTGACGAAAAAGTACCGCTCGCAACATTCATAACTGCCTTATCCATTGAGTGATTAAATGCTTGATCTACCGAAACTGGCGCTCCAATAAACTTAAAGCCTGTAGAATGAGTCAACGATTTCAGCTCGTGCTCCAATCGCTTTGAACTTTCTGCGGAGATTTGCTTAAGTGCTGGGCTTGATTTTAAGTGTTGACCTTTTGTCTTCCAAAATGCAACATCATCTGCAAATGACATATCGCCAGCTCGTCCGATTATCTTATCTCCGTGAGCTTGCGCCGAGTCTACAGTCTCTCTGATTCGCTCTCTAACAAGTTTTTTATGCTCAAGTGTGTTCTCATTCAGCATGTCGATAAAATCCTTGTCAGCGTGCAATTTATCGAGCACACGCGTCTGTATTTCGCTAGGACTATGACCTAGCGATTCAAGAGCCTTAGCCTGGAGCTCTGCAGATTCCGTCCATCTTTTTTCTTTTCTGAGCCTACGCGCTATATCCTGGATTGTATCCTGCTCTAGATCCTGGAACATCGGTATTATCTCAGCACTTAATTGCTCTTTTTGATAGTCGGATAGCATAACTATGCCTCCGTTTCGTCATCGACTTCCACATCGCTATACCAGGCTTCAGCTTCAGCCTCTGTAAGTCCGTATTTATCCTGTATATATCTCTTGACAAGCTTTGGCAGTCCAAAGGCTTGTGCATCAGCTCTCATGGAATCGAGCTCACTCTGTCTGTCTGTGATAAAGCTGTCGTCATAAGTGATTACGATTTCTTCTGTAAGATCATACTTTGTGCCGTTGAACGCATTCGAGAACCACAGAAGCGCTCTTACAAGATCCTCAATATAGTCAGTCAGATTTTGTCTTTGCTTATTCAGCTCCTGCATGGAGTCTTGTTTCGTTCCGATGTACTCTGTCGCAGTCTTGATCTGTCCGTTTTCAAAGCTGTATTTGCGTGTACCGAATCCGAACATCGTTGAAAGCAATGATAATGAAAGCTCAAATGTCTTAGTGATGCTGTCAATACGTATAACTGGATTTATTTCCTGAATTAAGTCATCAGAGTTTGGCAATTTTTCACCCATCGAAACGAATGTCTTTTTATGCTGCTTGTTTGGGGTCTTTGCATTTCCATTTTTGTCAAACTCGCACAGCGCCTCGTTATAAAGCACCATCTTGTCAGCCTTGTCCAGGTCTCCAAATAGCACATTAAAGATTAAATCAATACTCTTGAGTATCGGAATGGCTGCATAAATCTTTGGATATCCATACCCCTTCATGTCTTTTATGTTATTAACAACCGCAGTCGTTAGAATTGAGAAAGGCTTAACATCCCCCAGCCTAACCTCTGAACCCTTTTCGAAAACTTCCTTGCCGTCAACATCCAAAACCACTGTCTTTGAGACATACTTGTCATCTTCCATTGTGAACGTAACAATGGTCGTTTGGGTCTTGCCATTGACTATATTTTCGGAAGCAAAGGCGCATTCTGTAACTATGCCTTTTGAGATTGTTAGCGGGAATATTCCACTAGGCTCGACATAGATCAATTCTATCGTGCCACCCTTCAGCGAAGAATCGTCAAATAAATCGGCTCCAACTACTCTGACATAAGCGCCTACAGTACCCTGAGCCGACATGAGCTCCAACTGTCTACGAATAGCTTTTGAAAACTTGTCTTTTGCTAACTGATTCTCAATAAATCCGTTAGCGCTTTCCGAGTTTGTAACAATGTCTACCACCTCGCAAAGGTTTGCATCGTCCTCGCACGCTCTCTTAGCAAAGCCTGTACGCTCCATTTCGTATCTTACGTTATTCACTGTCACCCTGTTGTGAAAATTGTCTATTAGATCATTAGAGTACCAGGAATCACAGAGCTCCATTATCGCGAGAGCCTTCTCGTTCACGTCATATCCCTGTTTATTCAAATATTCTTTAACGTGTGCCATTTATCCCTCCATTGGATGAAAATAGTCAATAAACTGACTCCATGAGTAGTAGTCAGCATCGTATGTATCGACGTCTGTTGAAAAGTCGTCGAGTAGTTTTTCTTCTTTTTTGCTCTTGCTGTCATACACCATTTCGGATATAGAATCAGCTATCGGCTCGCAGAAGTCCGAAACCCACAGCAACCGATTGGTATTAATCACTGCGTTGTAAGCAAGGACCCTGTCAGAGAATTCCGTTTTGCGACATCCAGCAACCTTGACCCCTAGACCGTTTCGTGCAGAATATATTGCCAGTCCATTCAGTATTAGCTGTTCGGCGTTGTCGACGAACGCAGCCACAATCGGAATGCCTGGATAAAGCGCTCTGACCTCGTTTACATATGCCTTAAACGTCGCATAAATCCTGTTAGGGTCGACGGTCCCTTTGCTGTGCTTAATTCGTTTGTAGTACAGTCTAATCTGCTTATTAAAGCCTTTAGTAAATCCTGTAGCGACAAACGGCGTGTGTGAATTTGTACCGCCAATATCTATGCCGATGTAAATCTGCACGATGCTGTGCACGTTCTTGCGATTACCATTTTCATCAACAGGCATTAGCTTGTCGTAGCTTATTGCGTAAGCTTGAGCCCTGTCTGCAAACTGAGGATGTACAAGTCCCTCAGCTGCAACCCATAGCCCTTGAATGAATCGCTTAAAAAAGACGCCCACGAATTGGCGCCTATATCTTTCCTTTATCGCATCCGATAGCGACAGATTGTCGTCCATCGTAAAATGCAAATAGATTAAATTCTTTTCTGCAGCCTGGTCAATCCAGTTTACTTTGAACCAGTGCTTAGGCTTATCTGGATTGCAGTTAAACCACCACTTCGAACCTTCGACTGAGCATCGTGCTGTTGCCTGATTGACAAAAGACTCTGGCATTAGTGCGACTTCGTCAAAGAAACAGCCAGCTAGCGTGATACCTTGCACAAGGTCTTGAGATCTCTCGTCCTTACCTCCGAAGATGTAATAATAATTTGTGACGGCGCCCCTGGTGATCTCTAACAGGTTGTCAGCTCTCCTGTCTTTAAACTTGTATCCTCTAGCCAAGAGCATTAGTTTGAGTGGCTTTAAAACATTTCGTCTAAAAGCTCCGATAGTCTTTCCAGCCATGCCAAAGTTCTCGCCGTTAAAGTCCTCCATCGACCACATTACAAAAGACAATGCCATTGATACCGTCTTGCCTGATCTAATCGCACCATCTGCGATGATACCGTTCATCTCATGCACTTGTGATTCTGGAAGCCACCAGGTTAAAATCTTTTTCTGCTTGCGACTAAACGGCTTGAACTTAAAAGCTTGTGCTAATCTTCCCATATGTCAATCGCCTCGCTTCTAAGAGCATCGATAAACCCGTCGTCCTCAATTTCTTGCTCATCTTCGCCTTTTGCCTTTGCCGTCTGCGCTTTGATGTGCTCGGTTCTAGCCTCTTGCTCCTTGTTGTCTGCGTCAGTGTTAAATGACTGCCCTGCATATTGCGCGACAAAATAAGCTGCCTTTACATTTCCAGATAGAGCCTTTTTGATTTGAGCCATCAGCATCGCACTTTCAAGCGTTGTATCAACTCCAAGCTCATCTAGTAACGGCTTCCATTCCGGCGAATCTATCTCAGCAGTAAGCAGCATATTTAGTGTCTTATTAAAGTTTGCTTTACGACGTCTCGCAACACCGCTTGCCTTTCCTGCAATCTTTGCCAGTTCTCGGCGTTCGTGCGGCGTTCGTTTTTGATTTGCATCTCTGATATTATCATATCCTGCCACACCACCACCTCTCTTTTCGTCTGTTTTGCAGCAACACAAAAGACGCCATATATAGGCGCCTTCTGCGAGTTGTTATATGAAAAATAATTTGAGGAAGCCACAATTCCCTTTTCGCTAAATACAATATATCACAGTTTTTTGTCCCATTTGTCCCAACTTACATCCTCAGCAAATTTTTTTAGCTTTCGCTGGATATTAGACTTGCTTATAAACGCTTGTTCCTCAATTTCTCTGTAACTCAGTTCCTCAACATAATACATCCGAAGTATCGTCCTCATGTCTGGGTCACCTATAGCTTCTATCTCTTTTTCTATAGCCTCAATTAGCTTGCTAATTTCGTCTAGCTTGCGTTTTAATCGCCTCTCCCTACTCGATATACCTTTCCAGTCAAAATCGACTCCTACAAGCGATTTTGGAACTCCTCGACCTGTCTTGTAGTCCTTGTAGTAGTCTGTGACTATTTCCGGCTTAGCATGGTCGATAGAGTATTTAAGCCCCTCTGCTTCTCGTCTTAGTGCTTTAAGCTGCTTAATCTGTTCGTAGTCTATCATGGCTATCACCTCGCTCCGTTCTTCCTTCCTCGATTCGCTTTATCTGCCTATCGACCTTAAAAAACTTTGCATGCTCTACTCGCTCATTAATCCCTAGCAAATATTTGACTTGAGCTAACATGATCTCTACGTCAGCAACTTCCTCAATCAGATTAGCAAGAAATCCGCTCTCGTGCTCATACCTCTCGAACTTGTTAAGAGCTTGTATGAGCTCAGCCAATTCTTCTATCAGCATATCTTTCTGACCCACGTATCCATAATAGTCTGCAATATATTTCAGTGCTTTCGTTCTATTACCCATTGCCTACTCCTATCTGTATGGCGAACTTTCTGGCCATAAAACCTCTATTCCGTTCTTAAGTGCGTATAAGTGCTCCGTGCAAGCACCTCTCGAGTGCACCCAATTGTCCAGCATGTAGATGTGCGTTGCTTTATCTAAAAGCCTTAAGCATATCATCATGTAGTCCTCCCAATCGCAGATCTCTGGCAATACTATTTCAGCTGGGTTAATAATCTCTGCCCCAGGATACTCGTCAAAGAGCATTTCCTTTGCCTCTTTA